TTTACTTGAGTCGTTGTATAACACTTTGCGCCCTTGGGTTCGGAATCATCCTAATCACAATCTCTTTGCTGATGATCATGTTTGCCCTAATTGTTCTTCGACTCGTCTGCAAAAACGAGGCACTTCGATCTCTAGTACCGGAACCTATCAACGCTATCAGTGCCTTACTTGTGGAACTTGGTCGCAGTCTACAAAAGCGGTAAAATCTTCTGTGGGGATAAAGCAATGCAATTAAAAGAGTATATAGACCGCATAAACGAGTCTGTAAGCCCTGATCGTAGGCAGGTTGGAGGCGACCATTACCAAGTCGCTGACATCCAGCCTTGGGACGTTATGCTGGCTTACGGGCTAGACCCTTGGAGTGCTAATGTTATCAAGTACTTACTTCGCTTTCCGTACAAGAGTGGAGTACAGGACCTTGAAAAGGCTCAACATTACATAGAATTTCTTATTGCGAACTACGAAAGTATTGACAAAAAGTACTATTCATGATACACTTAAACAAGAATCGCCGTATTAATTTCTACGGCATCAAAGACCAGCAAGCTGCCAATCCTGCTTATCAATACGGTATGGAGTTGATAAAACAAGGCGATTGGGAACATGGTTTTTATCTGCATGAATTGCGTTCTTTACCAGATTTAAGAATCAAACAAGGGATTAAAACCGACTTCTCGAAGACTCCTGTTTGGGTTCCCGGAAATTGGTGCAAAGGTAAGAATGCTATCGTGTGGTCTGAAGCAGGATGGGGCGACATTATTCAATTCAGTCGTTTCATTCCTCTGCTCAAACAAGCTGGACTACAATCAGTGAAGTTGTTATTCCCTGATCCTGTAATTCGGCTATTTAATAGACTGCCTAATCATAACGGTTTATACACCGCAGGGGAATCTTGTCCCAACGCAGTGAAGATTAAGGTAATGTCGTTGCCGTACTTCTTAATGGAACACAATGTAATACCTGCTGAACCAGTACAGAAGATATACGGCAGTGAAGGTATATTTCGTAATCCTGAGATTGTCAAGCCAGTAAGACAGAAACCATTATTGGGTTATTGTTATACAACCTTAAACAATAGCTGGAATATGCAAGCTAAGCAAATGCCTAAAGAGCTTATGCTAAACTTCATTAAGCAGCACCCAGAGTTTGATTGGGTATCGTTACAGCAAGATGGTGGCTTTATTACATCAAAGCATTGGAGCGATACTGCTGATCAAATTCAAACACTCGATGGAGTTATCTCAGTGGACTCAGCAATAGCTCACTGTGCTGGCTCTGTCGGTGTTCCTGTAACAAATCTGATAGGACAAGAAGGTTCAGCGTGCTGGAGGTGGTTCCCAAAAGGAGACACAACATACTGGTACGACAGCATGAAGACTATCTGGTATGATACTTGGACGGAAGGACTTGAGAAAGCCCTAACGCATTTTCAACAACCAAAGAAAGTAAAGAAAGATGGCATTAACAATACACGATCTAAAAGACAGACTAAAACAAATAAATGAGATTGATTTGTTAGAGCTTCTTGAAATATCATCGGAGGATATCGTTGAGAGATTTATTGATTTCATTGAAAACAACTTTGACAAACTTGAGAAAGAAGTAGAATGACCTATAACACACCATTTAGCACAGTCGGCTATATTACATACAAAAGAACATACGCAAGGAGATTAAACGAAGGGAATTTAAAATCAAAGACAGAAGAGTTTACCGACACCGTTGAACGGGTTATTAAAGCTGCTAACGATCAGTTAAGCTGTGGTTTTGACGCTGACGAGCAAGAGCGTCTACGGAAGTACTTATTGGAACTGAAAGGCACTGTTGCTGGACGATTCCTGTGGCAAATGGGGACAGAGACGGTTGATCGCTTAGGATTAGCTAGTTTACAGAACTGTGCATTCACTGTCATTGATCAACCCGTACGTCCTTTTACATGGGCGATGGACTTGCTGATGCTTGGCTCAGGTGTTGGCTACAACATTCAGAGGCAATATGTTGATAAACTTCCTCCGGTCAACGCTAACTTTAGCGCTCCTACTCGTGTTACTACCGCTGACGCTGATTTTATCGTGCCTGATTCCCGTGAAGGCTGGGTCAAGTTATTGGGCAAGACGCTCAAAGCGGCGTTCTTAGCCGACACTAATCCTACATTCACCTACAGCACTATCCTTGTTCGTGGTCGGGGAGCGCCTATTAAGGGCTTTGGCGGTACTGCTTCAGGTCCAGAGGACTTATGTGATGGAATCGTTAAGATTAGTAACATCCTTGAGAAGCGTAAAGGTAAGAAGTTGCGTCCGATTGACTGCCTTGACATCATGAACCTTATCGGTGCTATTGTCGTTGCTGGTAATGTACGCCGTTCTGCACAGATTGCTATAGGAGACCCTGACGATGTTGAGTATCTACTTGCTAAGCGCTGGGACATGGGGAATATTCCTTCTTGGAGAGCTATGTCTAATAATTCTGTTGTTTGCAGCGATACTAAAGACCTACACGAATACTTCTGGGACGGGTACGAAGGCAAAGGGGAGCCTTATGGACTTATCAATCTTAAACTCTCACGTAAAATTGGTAGACTTGGTGAGACTGATTATCCTGATCCTGATGTTATGGGTTATAATCCATGCGCTGAACAGTCTTTGGCTGCTTATGAAACTTGTTGTTTAGCAGAGGTATACCTGCCTAACATTGAAAGCAAAGAACAGTTATTAGATGTTTGCCAATTACTGTACCGCATCAACAAGCACAGTCTTGCACTGCCTTGTCACCTGAAAGAAACAGAAGACATCGTGCATAAGAACATGAGAATGGGTATTGGTGTTACAGGTGTGTTGCAAGCTACAGAAGAGCAACGTAGCTGGTTAAGTGATACTTATCGTCGTCTGCGTGAGTTTGACTTCAAGTACAGTCATGAGCATGGTTTCCCTGAGTCTATTAAGTTGACTACAGTTAAGCCTAGCGGTACTTTGTCGTTGCTTCCGGGTGTTACTTCAGGATGTCATCCAGCATATTCTCATCACATGATCCGTCGTATTCGTATCGCCGCAGATCATGCGTTGGTGCAAGTATGTCGTGAGCATGGCTACCCAGTCGAGTATCAGCGTAACTTCGATGGTTCTGAGGATCACAGCACAATGGTTGTATCATTCCCATTCGCTTATCCTGAAGGGACAAAGATTGCTGCTGAGATGACCGCTATCGATCAGTTGGAAGTTGTGAAGTGGTTACAGGCTAACTGGTCAGACAATAGCGTATCCTGTACTGTGTACTATCGCAAGGAAGAATTGCCTGAGATTCAGAAGTATCTAGCGAAGAACTACAAGAACAATCACAAGTCCTTGTCATTCTTGCTACACAATGAACACGGCTTTCACCAAGCGCCTTTGGAGGAAATCACGAAAGAGCAGTATGATGCACTCGTGGCTTCTACACGATTAATTACACACGTTGATGAAGCTAGTTTTGATGGTGGCGACGAGTGTGCCAGCGGAGCTTGCCCAGTCAAATGATGATAAACCTACACTTTATTACTGGGTTCTGTATAGGATTTGAGTATGTTCCTAGTTTTGATGACGAGTCTCATTTCGTCATTGATCTAGGGATTATTAGAATCCTGTTCAGTACTCCTCACGGGGACTGAAGCAGCCGGTTCACCTAACACCCAAAAGTACATATTTGCCCTTTTAGCCCCGCTTCGGCGGGGTTCTTTTTAACTAAAATTCCTAGTACCAGCTTTATCAATAATTAGGGCTTGTCTACGAGGCTTGTCAGAAGCACCGTTAGGAACGCTTATATGCGTCCAAGAGCCGAATTCTTCGATGATTTGATCATAGGGTATATCCGAAGCAATGCACGCCTCTACGACCTGTTTAGGGGTCATTCCGGGGACTCTTAAATCAGCAGCACAACCTAGCCTATGTTGGCTAGTGTCCTTGCTACCGACAGAGTCATTGACTGCTTTAGAGCGAAAGCCTGAGTTAATCATAATAGGCTTACCTAATAGGGTTCTAACTTGCTCAAGCAAGGCTGCCAATCGAGTTAGATTAGCAACCTCACTGGCGTTAGGTGTATTGTCTAAGTTCTTACGCTCTGCTACTTCAGAGTGCGTAAGTTCTTCTAAGGTAAAGTTATTGCTTAGGTTCATCTTTCTTTGCTTTCATATCCATAATCTTCTCTAGAGTACGACCACCAAAGTATGCACTCATTATCAGCATACCCCATTGACCTAATAGATTGACATAGGACTCTTTGGCATCGTAGCCAAAAGCCGACATCATTGCAAACAAGAAATATCCTGCAAAGATAGCCACTAAAGACATAGGTCGTATATTCTTAGACAACCAAGAATCACTAGCAAGGTCAGCTTTCCAACGATCAGAGATATTATTCTGTTCATTCATATCAGCGTTAAGTTCAGCTAGTTTGCCTTCTTGCTGCATCTGTAGCAGTTCTTTCTGAGCCTTTGCCTTAGCTTCTGGATCAGGAATAAACTTATCTAGGACCTTCATCCCAACGTCAAAT